GATAGGCTCTATTAAAGTTACTCTTTTTTAATCAATTCTTTTAATTTTATTTATTTTTTTCTCTTGACATATTACCAGATTGCTTCTTAAGTACTCGGACCTTATCCGAATAGCGGTGTAGTATTTGCATAAACTCGGTGGTATCTTTTTGTACTAGCCAATCATTAGAATTAAGACTATGTTTTTCTATAAACTTTCTTTGTGCCACAGTGGGGCGTTTTCCTCTCATAACTAAACCCCACTTTCCAGGTGCCTTACAGCTTCTTTAAGTAGCTTTAGCCTACACGCTTGACAAAGGTCGTCGTATTTCTCTGTGTCCTTTCTACCACCTATTCGAACGTGTACTACCATAGCGTCACACTCTAATACGGGCTTATCTAATCTAACTTCGTTATACAGATTTTTTACAAAGTAGTTATGTCCTTGGCCGTCGGTGCTTACGTAATCGTCTGGTAGTTCAGCTTTACAAACGTCGCATATATAAGAAGTCGGCGTTATTTTCACTAGTTACCACCACCTTTAGTTATTTTGTGGCCGCATACAGGACAATACTTGTAGTCCTTCCACGTCCTAAGTCTTTCGGCTCTATTGCAATTACTACAGTATCCGAAGTTCGGGTCGCTTGGTCTTTCTTCAATAGTGGTCGGCGGTGCTGTCTTACGTGCTATGTCATGAATTACGCCGACGCTGTCTACTTTAAGCGGTATTATTAGACCTGTTGTTTTGCCTTTTTCAATGTAGTAGATAGGACTACGCTCTTTAGGGTACCCGTAGTAGTGGTCGTCCTTAAAGCAGTCGGTATAAGCTTTATTTACAAAGGTGGCGTTGTCCGTACCATGTAATACAGCTATCTGTGTCTTACCCTCGGTAAGCGTTACAGGTGTAAGTTTGTACGGCTCTAGGTCGTACGTTGACACGTCGAATAACTTAGTAAGGTCAGACTTATTCTTAAAGCTGTAATCAAGTTCCATAGCCCCAACTTCAATAAGTTTAGCTACTATCTCCGTATCGTACGACGATATTTTAAAGGCTACGTATCCTTCAATCGTGAATAGAATGTCTGTAGCTGGCTTATCGTCTGTAGGTGGGAAGGAAGCACCGTTAATTCTTACGTTTTTTGTTATCAGTTTCTTAATTTTCGCTACGTTAAACACTTTAAAACCTCCTTATTGTTTCTTACCACGGGACCCTATAATCCCTAGAAGTACGATAGTAATACAAATAATAATCGTGATAATTACAGCGTCGCTCATTCTGATTTACCTCCTTCCGGGAAGAAGACTTCTTTATTCCTTTCAATACACTCTAGGAAACCTACAGCTACGGCGGCCACGTGTATAGCTTCTTTTCTCACGTTCTCATAACCGCCCTTGTCGCTACCGTTGTCAAAGATAGTTTCGTTTATGGCTTCGCATAATTCCCCGAATTCCTCGCCTAGTATAGGGGTCCACTTTTCTATAGCGTGGTTTTGTTCGCCCCATTTAAGGTCTTGACGGTTACGCTCTGCCAGTATCTCTAAAATGGCGTTACGTTGTTTCTTATCCTCGAAGGTTATTTCTGTTGTAATCTCCGCCATGGCTAGTTACTCCCTTCTTGGTCTAGTTTTATCACGGTCATAATAGCGTAGTTCGCCAGGTCTAAAAGGGTATCCCTTATACTTTCGTCGTTAACCTTTTGGTCGGAACCCGGTTTACATAATGCTTTAAGTCTGTTGGTCTTATCTGTAATTCTAGTAATAGCCGATACGATACCTAATTCCTTAAACGTATCACCGAAGGCGTTACCATAGTCGGCGTTTTTAGAAGCGTATAGACCGTTTAAATAACTACAGATTTCGCTATGAATTGCGACCCTAGTATCTATATTTTCTATGGCTTCGTCGATAGGGCAATTACTACAATCGTCACAATCGAAGGCGCTACAGCTGTCTTTACCGTCGTCTGTCGGCGTTATTTTGTGTACTACAATTTGTTCTAGTAGTGCGTCTTCTGGAACGATACATCTTAATACTTCCTGTAAGTCTTCTGGTAGATGGCTAATGTCTGTGTCTTTAAATTTCTTCATGGTTTTATATCTCCCTTATCTTTATTTGGTTAACCGTTATAAGCGAAACTAAAATCGTTTTGCTTGAATAATTGATATAGTAAATAGCTTAGTGGTTCTATGATACTTTCGTCGTTGTGGACCTTAAGACAACGGGCTTCGTATAATATGGCGTGGGCCACTTCGTGTAGGAATACGACGGCCTTACCTTCGTTCTTTAGGTCACCGTGTAACCTTATGGTAAGCTGCGTATAGTCTACTTCCCCTAGTAGGTCTTTGGCGTCTAAGTAACTGTCCTTATCAAAGGTAACCGTATAAGGCATACCGTTAATAAATACCGTACTAGGAGGTCCAGAAGCTTCCAGCCCTTTATATAACCAGTCGAAGTTATTTTCCCTTATGAACCTGTAAAGGACAGTTCCGAAGGTAGGGCTAATAGCGTTATTACGTCTTTCAGATACCCCGGAAGCGTCTAAAAGTCTTCTTCCAACTTCGCCGATTACGTAGGACAGCTGGCGGGGGAATGGAAGGGTAGACCTAACAGTTATTTGTTGCTGGGTGTAATCCGATAGACTAACATAGTTACTAGCTTCCATAATCTCGTCGTTATAGACAATTTCAAAAGGGATACCAGCTACTGTAATTTTGTCGGGTAGTGTTTTTACTTTCTTGTCTGCCACATTTTAACCCCCTAATCTTCCCAGGCGTCGGCGTCTGTGACGTCGTCTTTTAGCTGGTCTATAATTTCGCTTGCTTCGTCAATCGTAAGGCTGTCTATGTCAGTATCCGTATAGTCTTCTAGGTCAGCCATAAGCATACCTAACAGGTCTTCGATATACTCCTTTTGCCCTACAGTAGCGTAGACAGTGCGTTTCTTTTTATTACCTACTGTACTGTTTGGTAATTCCATTGATACACCTTCTTTCTCTAGTTCGTAAGGCTTACAGCCGTATGTATAACGAATTTCGTCACACTCGGCTTTAAATAAACAATAACAATTATTTTTTCTGTAGTAATTTTCGCAATATGTTTTTATTTCTAGTGCTACAGCGTTACGCATACGGCTTTTACCCCCTAATATTTAATTTCGTTTTCTATACATTCCTTACACCTAAACTCAGCGTATTCGTGGAAGTATTTACAATATAGGTCACCTTGGAAACGGTACACGCCGCTACAACTGTTACTACATCTGTCCGGGTGTCCTTTTCTAGTGGAAAACTCTACTATTTGTCCTTCTGGTGTCTTCGTTAATTTAGCCATCTTTTCCACCTTCCAGTATATGTAGCCAGTTACAACGTACCACGCCTATAAGGTCTACCGTTGGCTTACATTTACACTTTTTAAGTTCCACATCTGTAGCGGATAGAAATACGTGCTTACTTTCGCAATAGGCTACAGGGTCCTTACAAAGTTCATTATTAAGCCCCATACGTGGGTTGTCGGCTATCGTCTTATAACGTGTCATTCTTTGTCGTTCCAGCCTTGCCATGCTTTAGCTTTACTTCCGCCTTTGATTTCGGTAGTAGGTTCGACCTCGTTTACGTAGTCGGTAATGTATTCATTGGCGGTAGGAACGTCTAGTATTACGTCTGGTGTAATAACTAGGTATTCAGTAGCTGGAATTCCTTCACGCTCTTTATAATGCTGTATCTGTTGTGCCAGTTCGGAAGGCTTCATAGCGGTATTAGCTGGTTTATCATTAACGATTAAAGGTAATAGATATTCTGTTGTTTCTGTTTTAAGTGCTACGCCCGTTATTTTGAGTTTTACGCCTAGATATTCACCGAAGTAGGTAAATGGGTAAGGGGTAGTAGGTAAACTGTTCTGTGGGGCGTCTGTGAAGTCTGGGGCTATATTTTCGGCTACTTCATATAACCTAATGCTTTGTAGCTTTGTAGCTTCTTCAATCGTAAAGCTACTAGCTGGTTCGCTTAAGTCAGCGTAAGGCGGCCAGCCTTTAAAGTCTTCAAGGTTCTTTACGCATAGTCTTATTTTAGTAATGACAATAAATGGGTCTAGTGGCTTGTCTGTGTCTGGAAGTTCAGCTATAAAAAGTCCTACGTCCGTAAGTATGTCAGCACGGTATTTCATTCGCTATCAGTCCTTTCTATTCGGTTTACAATGTTATTCATAATCTTAGTAACGTGTTCTTCCCACGTATCACGACCGTTATAATAAGTGTTTACGGCCGCTACGCTAGTACCTTAGTAGTACTTTCCGTCTGGGGTTAGGTACTCTGTAAGAAGGAAGTTAGCCACGTAGTCTATACAGTGGTCTAGGCTCTCAAACTGTGGACCATAGAAACCGAATATATTATTTTTTCTAAATTGGTGACGACCCCAGCCGCTTTCTTCGGCAGCTATTGCGGCCAGGAATACGGCGTCTATACCGTATTTATCCTGTGCCTGTATAAATAATGGGGCTAGTGGTTTTAAGTCGTATAATAAGCCTTTTTCTAGTTCTTCGGCTGTATAGTAATAAAGGTCTTCGTCTACCGTAACACTGTGAATATTACCAGCCCCACGACTAATAGCCACGGTAGTATCTGTATTACTTGGTGTCTTATCAACGTCTTTCGTAGCTTCTTGTTCTGGATTACTAGCCTTTGTATCTGGACTTCCTGTAATTTCATTGTCCTTTGGTAACTCTGTGCCAGTTCTAAGGCTTGTTCCTTCTCTTTTGTCAGCGTTAATATTTCCTGTTGGTGGTTCATTATTTCCAACTCCATTTCTGCCGTTTGTAGTAGGGACTTCGGTATCTTCTCCCTCTTGTACGGTGGGCCTTTGCCCCGTTTCTGTTTTCGTTTCGTCATAGATAACTACCCCCAGTAGTACAAATAGTACGATTATGCACGTTATACGTGCCTGTGTTTTATTCATTGTTCGCCCTTTCTTTTAACCAGTCGTCAAGGTCCTTTTTATTCCCCCAGCTGTAGGCTACCGACGCTTCGGCTTCCAGCTGTATAGGGAAGTTAGGAAGTGGGGGGATTTCCATAACGCTTTGTTGCCATCTTGCGTATTTCTCTACCAGTTCGACGTCGTCGTCTATCTCGACGATAATCTCGTCGTGTACCTGTGATACCATGTCGGTATGTCCGTGGTTCATAAAAGGCTCTGCGCTTAAGGCGTCTAGTGTTGCACGGTCGAAACCGTCCCATATAGGTACTTGTTTACCTGTATTGAAAAACGCCGTATCAAGACCGCATTTTTCATACATGGTATTCTGTGCTTTTTTCATAACGTCAGCCGCGGACCCTTGGATAGGTGTATTCTGGGCGCGTCTTTCGTCGTCGCTCCTGTAGTACCTATTACCACCGTTAATATTAGGTAGTAGTCGCTTAAAGCCGAATATCGTTTCAGCGTAGCCCGTTTCTCTAGCCTTAATCACGGCCGCCCTCTGATAACGTGGGATACCAGGGTAGGTAGTCATAACGGCGTCTACAAGCTTCTTACACTCTGGTAACGACTTACGTATACCTTGTTTCTTAAAAGTCTTTTGTAGGGCGTGTTCTGTACCACCATATACAGACCCGAAGTTAGCGGCCTTGGCTCCACTACGTTCATGTTTAGTAACTTCGCTTTCTGGTTTACCTTGCATAGTAGCGGCTGTTTTACGGTGTAGGTCTTCGTGGTTTCTAAAAGCGTTTAGCATTACATCACAGCTGGAAGCCCACGCCGTTAAGCGAAGTTCGAAGCCGCTTTCGTCTTCCAGTAACATTACTTTACCGGGCGCTGCCTTGTAGAAGTTACGTATACCTAGTTCGTCATTATCTGGCCTTGGTACGTTTTGCCCGTTAGGACTACTAGAAGCAAGTCTAGCGGTTTCCGTCCACGGCTCATACTTTGCGTGTATCCTTCCTGTAACTTCATTAACGTATTTTTCACGTCCGTTAATATGAGAAGATAGAAGGGTACTGTACTTTTGTATTTCTTGCATAGCTTCAATAAATTTAATACCTTGGTCTTTGTAAGGGTGGAAGTCCCTTTGCGCTATACGAATAGCCCTTCTTTGGTGGGCGTCTAATTCGCCTGGTGCTTCTGGGTCTATGTCTTCCCAGCCGTCGGGTATATCTACTTCTAGGTATTTTTCTTCGTCTGGGTCAACTAGTTTATGTTCCAGCATAAAAATCATATCCATTAGGGCGTTACTATCTAAACTAGGGTCTTTAGTCTTATCCGACCACGCCGCCGCTGGTAGTTTCATGGTGTCGAAGATAAAACTTTTAACATCTTTCGTTTTACCACCTTTACCGACGTTTAGATTTTCCACGCCTAGGCTAGCCGCTATTTCTTGCATTTCATTAGCTGCCTTTTCCTGTTGTATCTCGGCTTCTTCTCTTTTAATAGCTGCTATATCCGTGTCCCAGTACATACCCCAGTACTCCATTAAACCCGTAACACGTGCGAAGGGCATTTCTATACCCTTTAGCCAATCCGAATAAGTAGGGTAGAGGGGGTTATTATTGCTTATCTGTTTCGCTACCTCGTCCCAATATAGATAGTGCTGTACAGCGTAGTCGCTATCTTCACAGCAGTAACTAATGGCGTCGTTTTCGTCGTTCGGCAATTCGTCAAAGAATAAAGCGTTATTTTTTTCAAGGACCGTATTAAAGTCGTTCATAGTTACGCCGAATATTTCTTTTGTCATAGGCTTTAGACCTTTACCTGTGTATGGGCGCTTAGGGTTCACTATCTTATGGGGTAGTAGAAGCTGGCTTATTCTTATCCACGCTAGAAAAGGGTCCACGCAAGGCATTAGAATATATTTTCCATACTTAGCTGTAAACTTGGTTTCAAAGGATAGGTTTACGGCTATTTTAGTTATTGCTGGGTTAGTAAAGAATTCAGCTTCCAGAATGTCAAATATCCTTTTACGTGCTTCGCTTCTAGGTAACCCCGGTTCGAATTGGTTAGCCCCCGGATTGTCTATAAATATCGCTCTAGCTTCGTCGCTAGCCGCCGATAAACTTAAGGCGCTTACTTCGGCTTTCCATGGGTCTAAGTTCACGGACCTAGTCCAGCTGTCTAAGGCTTTACCTGTTACCGTGTTTCCGTCTTCGTCTTTGGGTGGTTCTCTGTGGTCTTTATCGCCGCTGGTTTCATAGTCAAAACCACCTAGTCCAGTTTCTTTACATCTTTGTATATAAGCCCGTAGGTCGTCTTCATTGGTAATAGCTTTGTAATCTTTAAAACCTTGGGGGCGTAACTTAGGCCATTTAATATTCCATACGCCGGGCTGTTTACGGTTCATAACGTCCTTAAGACTTTCTACAGTGCCTACAGCCTTTGTAGTTGTAGAAGCTGTAGGTTTTTTAACTGTATTAGCTAAACCACCACCCGTAGGAAATAGGCTACTTAGTTTCATTTATAATCACACTCCTTAAATAATGTCGTCGTTGATATTATCCAATAGTCCCATTTCAAAACACTTAGATATATAAGAGTTAAAACGGGCTGTCTTCCTGTAACCACCAGACGTCATAGTTAACATTCGTAGGCGTACGCATAGGTTTACTATGGCTTTTGTTTCTTCTTTTTCAATGGATAGCATAGCTTCTACGTCGCCTAGTCTTAAATATTTTTGTTGTGCGAATAGGCTTATAAATTCGCTATACTTTCCAGCACCCTTAAGGGTATCTATTGCCCTTAATTGCTTTGTTAGGGCTTCGAATTTCTCTTGTGTTAATTCTTCTTCGTTAACGCTTAGGCGGGCGTAGTAGTTCAGACCACAGCCGGGGGCGTTATAAATTCCCTTTAAATAAGTTAGTATAAATTTTACGTGACCTGGGTACACTATAATACGTTCCCCACTTTCGTCGGTGCTGTTGGTTAGAACGGCAAGCGACACGGCTAAACGTGATACCTTGTTACGTTGGTCCGAAGGGGATACTAAGGGTACGTCGTTGGCTTTTCCGTAGATTTTACTTAATTCTGTAGCAACGCTTAATATTTCGTCTACGGCGCCAGCGGCGAATGTTACGTGTTCCTGTTTTCTGGACCATGCAAAAAGTATATTGTTCTTTAATGCTTCCGAAGTTACAGACGTGGGAAAAGTCGGTAGTTGTTGGTTATATAGTTCTGGGTTAACGTCGGTCGCTCTCATGAAGATAGCGAAGTCGAACCTACGTATATCCTCGTTATTAAACACATCCCTAAGACTTTCCACACCTTGGGCGTAGTCCGCTAGCCTTTTACCCTTTGGTACGTTTCCACTAAGTACAGCGCGTACCCTACAAGGGGTTTCAGCGGTTACGGCTCTTTTAACCTCTAGGCGACCGTCGGAACGTGCTAGGGTCATTTCGCTGTATTCGTCTTTTGTAATTCCTGTATCTTCGTCAATCCATATCATTTCACGGTCAGCAAGCGGCCACGCTCCCCATACGATATACCAGGACCCACCACTACCAGACTGTTCCATCTTGTAGGTTAGACCTGTACGGCTGGTACTTTCGGCGTTAACTCGGTTACCTAATCCTGTGAATTTCATTAACTTTTCAATCAAGGCGCTTTTACCTGTACCAGTATCGCCGACTATCTTAAGTTCGACCCAGCCCCTCATAGCTTCGTCCCATGGAACATTAAATCTAAGGACGCTATGATAAACCAGTAATACGCCTAGTAAGGTTTCGTCACGCTCTACAATACCTGTCACGTTATAAGTTAGGTCATTTAATACCGTTCCTAGCTTTTCGGCTATGGCTTCCTGTGTATACTCTGTTGGCTTAAACACGGCTAACTGTTCCTTAACCTCGTCGGTTAGTTCGAAGCTTTCCACCACGTCCTGTAGTGGTTCGGCTTTCGTTACCAGTATGGTACTTTCTTGGTTCCTAGGGTGGGGATATACGTACCCCGTTATTTCGTAATATTTATTAGCGTCAACGGGCATATTACCCATAGAGTATATTTTCCTAAGTACGTAAGTACCTACGCTGTCTACGGCGTCCGTTTCCTCGTCGTCTGTCATAGGGATAACCAGTAATTCGTCTATGTTCGTGTTCTCTACGATAGTCGTATCGTATTTTTGACAAGCTGGAATACCGCTTAAACCTCTTAGGATACCCTTGATATTGTCGTCGCCTGTAGCTGTCATTTGTATAAGTTCCCGGTTATTGGCTGTTAGGTCTTTATACGCCGTCGCTATTGGAATATTGAGTAGAGGACAGCCATATTTTTTACACTTGTCACGACCCCAGCAACTATATTCAATTTTCTTAGGTACGATATAAGGCGTATGTTTCTTTCCAGCTACCATTACACGGGTCTTAATTAGTTTTCCTGTTAATTCTGCGTTACTAGTAGAGGCTAGGTGTAGGCTTACAGCTTCTTCGTCTGTAGCGTCACGCTTAATTACGTGACACAGTTCGCCGCTACACGGTACACGCTCGTAGTCTTTACTACCTCGTTTCTTTTCGCCGTGAAGACTTCGTATAAAGGCGCAACCGAATTTATAGTTATTTTCTTTACTGAATACGGCTTCTACAACGCTACGGGTATTGGCTACCCTTTGTCTTACGCTGTAGTTACTTTCGGCGCTGGTATGTTTTACGACCCAGTCTTCCAGCGTTTTTAAAGTTTCTTCTTTGGTATGACCTGCGGCCTTAAAGTAACAAGCTAACTGTACTGTAGCTTGGTTACGGTCGCCGTCTTTCTTCCAACCACCTTCTAAAATATCCTGTACACATACAGGTGGCTTATCTTTCGTGAATACATATTCTTCTTTGTCATACCTCTGGCTAGCTGTAGCCGCCGCGTCTATGTATTCCTGTAATTTGTCGTCGTAGAATATCCCAGCCTTTGGGCGTCTTCTTATGCTTTTAGCTTCTTCGCCGTCTAGCCTGTCTGCTGGTACAGCGCCAACTTTGGCACGTTCTTTTATTTCGTCAAGGGTAAGGGTGTTAAGTTCCGTTACACTTAGTTCTATTTTATAAAGCCCTGTTTTTTGGTGTCTGGAATAAGGTAAACGTAGCATACGCTTAACTGTGTAAACGACTAAGTCAATAGCCTTAAGTGGTTCGGTATGCTCTACTTCTTTACCGTCTTCATCTATTACCTTTGAAATATCGCCTAGACGATAACGTAAGTAACCCGCTATATGTTTGTACGCCTTATGTAGGTCGTTCCGTGGTTTTATGCTTAACGCTCTTTCGTCTATGATGATATGGAAGCCTTTAGACCCACTAAAGTAAACGTGTAAATCTGTTTCCTTTATGTCTAGTTCTTTTGTAAAAAAGTCTATTAGTTTAATTGCTTCTTTTTGTGCTACGGTTGGGTCTTGCTCATAGTCAAGGTCAAAGTAGAGGGGGGCGGTGAAGTCTTCCCCCTCGACCTTGCTTTCATTTGCGTACTGTTGGACCGTAGCGAAGCAGTTAAAATCTTTAGCTTCTTCACGCTGGAATGTAGGTAGATTAGCTACGTCAATTCGCTTCCAGGGGCTATTTTTACCGTTTTCATCACAGTAATAGACGTCAACGAATTTATATTGATTTTCAGCTGCTTTCGCCATTTAATAGGCCCCCTTGTGTTTATTTCTGGTAATCTGCTGGATTGAACATTCCCATAGCTTCGAAGTCTATACCTAACCAGCTAATGGAAGGGTCTTTACCTTTCTTCTCACTTGTACTAATTCTTGTTACGATACTTGTAACGCCTGTTCTAGCTTTAATACCAGCTGTCTTATAACCACCTTTATATACCTTCATTGCATATTTACCGAAGGCAATAGTAGCGGTAGGTGCGAAACTCATTAAATAAATTTGTGGCATACCTTCCGGGTCAATGCTATCTACAGGTACTACGAACGCCATGTATCTAAGTTCTAGGTCATTAATAGAATATCTACTAGCTGCTTCTGGGTTCTCTTGCAGCCAATCGGTTAACATTGCTTCGGCGTCTTCTTTTTCCTTACAAGCTGCGATTAACTGGCCGTCTTCTGGGCTGTTTTGTGCGCCCCATAGGCTCCAACGTTTTTCGCCTTGTCCGATTACTACGTCGATATGGTCACCATATTTTACGGTTTCGTCGTCCTTCTCTACAAAGTTACCTTTCTTATCCACTACTAACCACGAACCCATGTACACGAAGTCCATGTCTAAACCTTCGTTAACCGCCATAAAGTCACTCATTACGCCGTCTAAAATCTGGGTAATATAAGCGGCTCCTGTAGACTTAGTAGTCGCTATGGCGTTAACCTGTGAAGCCACAATAGAAGTTTCGGCGTTTTGCTCCTGTGAAGGGTCCGCTGTTACGTCTACGCTGTTGGTTGCTTCCTCTTTAATTACTTCCTCATTTGTTTCTGGTGTTGTGTTTACGTTTTTGTTTTCACTCATTGTAAAAACCTACCTTTCATATTTTTTAAAATTTCATGTTACTTAAAAAGTCGTCTATAATGTCACGCTCCGTATTACGGGGCTTTGACACTAGTTTAATACCTAGCCTTTTGTAAACCCTACGACGGCTGTAATACTGTTGCTTAAATACTCCGACGTTTGCGTCTACATAGTCGTACCAGATGGCTTCTTTATCTGGGTTAGTAGGGTCTGGTCGCATAATACGGCCGATTTCCTGTTCAAGCCCAGCGCCTGTAGTACTGTTATGGTCGTCGCCCTTTTTAGGGGTTACGCTATGGCCTACTGTTAGGTGGGGAAAGTCTAGTCCTTCCCTTGCTAACTGTGTAGCGAATAATACGTCAATTTCCTTATCTTCAAAGGACTGTAGTATTTCTTGTCGTTGCTTTTTGGTAATCTGCCAGTCTTTGAATTCTTTGTCTGTATACTGTGGGGTCTTAACCTTCCAGCGTCTGGCTTTTTTGTCGTACTTACATTCTGTACCGTGGTATTCGGCTTTGGTTTCTGCGTCTGCTTTTCCAGAAGCTACACGCCACGTATAACGTTGAATTCCACCATGTACTACAGCTGTACGGACTTTGATACCTTTGTCTTTTGCTATACGCTGTACGGCTTCCTGTAGTACGAAACAGTAACGTACACTTTCGGCTATAGCTATGGCGTAACCCTCTGGTACGGCTTGTACGATAGTAGAAGCTACTAGGTTAGCCCGGTCGGTATCAGATATTAGGGTATTTATAAGCCCTACATAGTCTAGGTCTTCGCCGCCAGCGTCTACGTTATCTATCTGGCTGTCGTCGGCTCTATCTGTAAAGTCGGTATATACGAACCTAACAGATGGCTTTACAAGTTGTTCATTTTGGTATAACGCTGTACGGTCTACTGTATGGACCCTTGGACCTATTCCCATGTACATATAATCTTCCATACCGTCCTTACGGTCTGGTGTCGCCGTAAGTCCCACAATCCTTTTAGCCTTAAACTTGGCCGCTGTGTCGATAAACTGATTAGCTGGGAAGTGGTGGGCCTCGTCTATGATTACAACGCCTATATACGGTATTAAGAAGTCTACTAGCGTTGGGTCTGCTCTTAAGGTCTGTACCGTGGCTATAATCAACTTACCGTCGCCGTAATCCTTGGTACCGTCGCCCAGCATACCGATTTTACCTACGCCTTTTAGTGTTGCTTCGGCTCTGGTCTTTGTCTGGTACATTAGGTCGGTAGTATGGGTTAGCCATAAGGTAGGGCGTCCTACTTGGTGTATGTAGGCCATTCCCATAATGGTTTTACCACTACCAGCCGGGGCTACGCCTACGCCGTTATCTTTTAAGATTGCGTTTACTAAAGGCGTTTGATAATCCCTTAAAACGTAAGACTTGTTCCATGCTCCGAAGTCTATAGGCGTACCCTCTACTAGGTCTGTAGTAAGGTCGTAACGTGTACCTTGTTCTTTTAGTAACGTTAGTAGCTGTCCTTTGTATCCACGTGGTAGTATTAGGTTTCCGTCTTCGTCATTAAGGTAAAGCTTTAGCTTCTGGTCGATACCCCACGTTGGACGCCGTTGTCTTTTCGCCTTAATAAAAGCTGGGTTATCTATAGTTAGGTCTGCCGTAATCTTTAACTTTAAAGGTAGACTACACCCCGTAAGCTGTAGGTTGTTGCTGCTTTTTATCTGTAGCAATTTGTCACCCCCTTTAAGTCGTATCCCCTAACAGGTTGGTCGTTCTCATATAAGTCAAGAAGTGGAAGGGGTATACTGTTTATTTTCTGTTGCTGTAGTTCTTCCAGGGTAATATACTGTCTGTTTTGTGCTTTCATATATACCAGCGCGTCTACAAGGCGAAAGGCGAAGGCAAGGTCTACAGCTTCATTTAAGAAACTTATAAATACCATTCCGATATTACGGTCCATAACGCCGTCGAATTCTAGTAACCCTTTTAACTGATTAGGTCGTAAGAAGGATAGTTCGAAACGGTCCCCAGCTGTACGCTTGTCCTCGCTAAGTATGTTTATATGCTCTAGTAGGATTATGTCGTCGCCGGGTCTTGTACCAATACGCCCCGCGGCGTCTGTAATTCTCATACGCCAGCAATTAGGAATAAGTCGCCAGCTACGGCGTAACTCGTCTTGGAAGTCCTCGCCACGTTTTCTACGTTCCGCCTGTTTATCGCTACTGTGCATTATTTCAGAAACGCCAGTATGTTAGCTTGTAAATTAGCCTTGATACGGATACCCTGGAAGGCTTCAACTTTAGAGTTGTAAGCGTCTTTAGATTTCGCTAATCCTATATCAAGTTTTACTAATTCGGCTTCGACTTCGCCTAGTTCTTTACGTAGGTCTTGGCTGGCTGTATGTCTATAGGCGTCGCGGGAAGTATCGTTAGTAAGTGCTACCTTTTTATCGCCTACCATTACAAAAGCGTCACGCCCTGTACCTTGAATTTCCATAATGGCGTTGGCTTCTCTTAACTGAATTTCCGTGTCTAATTCTCTGGCTCTCTTTTGTAGGTCGGCCTTATTACTATAGGCTTCTTCGTTGGCCGTTCCAGCTTCTAAAATATCCGCTATACCTGTATCAAGTTGGTATAAGGTAGCCGCTAGGTTTTCTCCATGGACTAGTGCGTTAGTCGTAGGAAGGGGTTTACTGGTCCATTTCCTTACTACCTCTACTACGGCGTCATAGCCGTATGTGTCTACTATCTCTTTTAACTGTTCTTGGAATTTGTTATCCATTTCGTTACACTCCTTTAAGTTTTATTAATTATCTCTAAACAAGTCAGCTATCCAGTTGTTGGCTTTCATATTTTCCTGTCTTTGTTGCTCTAGTGCGTTTTTAGTAGCTTGTTCTAATAGTTGAGATTGTGTATAAGCACCCATTAGCTGTACGCTCTCTAGTAATTGCTGTGTATCTAATTTACTAAGTTGTTGTCTAAACTCTTGTACATCAGCTTCGCTATTGCCTAAGCTTTTAAAGGTTCTGGTTAGTGACTGTACAATACCGTCCTTGATAAGGTTGTTAACCGTACCTAGAAACAAGTTATTTTTATTTACCATCTATGACACCCCCTTAAGGTTTAATGTGTGATTTGATTACTAAAAATTCGCCTGTATAACCACCGTCTGTAGTTCTTTGTATCGTGGTACTTTTACACGAAGGGCAAGCCATCATACTACGACCTTCATATCCCCAGTGAAATATAAAGCCTTCTAGGTCGTCGCTTACCGGGGCGCTATACCCACAGTTCTTACATTGGAAGACCTTACGCCCAGCCATTAGACCACCGTTTCCCTTTGTTGGTCGATTACTTCTAGGGCTGTTTTTACAACGTCTGGGGCGAAGTTGTTTTCAGCTGCGATAGTGTCTACAATCTGGTTAATATCCATTAAAACCTTACCGCCTGTATGGGTCTGTATTAAGGTGCTAAAGGCTTCCATGGCGTACTGCCTTTGTTTTTCTTCTTCGATACGGCTACGGTCTAGGACTTCGTCGCCTGGTCTAGCTGTCGTTAGTGGTAAAAACTCTATAGTGTGTTTAGCCGTAATAGTGTCTACGTCTATAAGTGCTACCCGTACCTGTCTTTCTATCTCTGATACGCTAGCCGATATACGAAGCAAGCTTCCCGGATTACAGAATGTCACGCCGTCGGCTCTGTTATAAACGCCATAACCTAAATGGTCGTGTCCTGTAAGCACTATGTCAGCCGTAGAAGGTACTTTGTAAAGGTCGCTGTACCTGTCAAAGGGTGGTTTATGGTCTAGTAGCATACCGTGGGCCATGTGTATATTTACGGTGTTCGGTAGTATGTCAACTTCTGGACTGTACCCGTAACCGTTAATATCCATTTGACGGCTGTAAGGTGTCGCTGTAAGGTAAACCGTGTATCTGCCAGTCGCTAACTCGCAAGCCTTTGGCTCTGTGATAACGTGTACCTTTGGTACTAACATTTCTAAAAGCCTTAGACTACTACGACCGTAACTATTTAGGTTGTAGCCGTATATATCATGGTTACCTGGGGTAATATAGATAGGTACGGGGCTTTCGTTTAAGACCTTGGCGTAGCCTAGTAGTACGGCTATTGATACTTCGGGTCTGTCCCATACGTCGCCGGGCATTAATATATATTTTGCGTCATGCTCTACAGCTAGTTTAAAAACTTCCTGTAGTTTAGCTACGGCGGTGGTAGGGTAGTCGTCTATTCGGTTTCTGGGGTTATTTCCTCTTAGGTGCCAGTCACCAGTAAAGATTAGTTTCATAAAGCCGATACCTCACTTTCGCCGTTAGAATGTCGTTTAACGCTTAGTGATACTTCGCCGATTTCCGCTAGGTCGGCGTTATGCGTAATAAGAATTATCTGTCTTTCAAACTTGGCGCTGTATTCTTTTAAGAAGTAGGCCACGTTTGGGGCGTATTCTTTGGATACGTGTTTTCCGATTTCATCTAAAAACAAGGGTCCTTGTACGCCTTCCATTTCGCTAATTGCTAACCGAAGGGCTAGGGCTATAATGTCAATCTTTCCACCGCCACGGTCATAGTCTGGTTTTTCTAGTCTTGTAAGAGTAGTACCGTCGTTTAGCCAGTATTCAGCTACAGGCTGGTTAGCCTTTAAGCCTAGTTCGATTACGAAACGGTGGTTACCACCGAAGACCACGTTAAGGGCTTCGCTTACGATAGCTTCTATCTGTGATTTAGCTTGACGCCTAGCGTATTCACTGGTCTTTTGTAGAAGTATCTGTACTTTGTCAAATATCCCTAATTGGTTTTCAGCTTCTAGTTTTCTTTCAGCAGCCTTTACCCGTTGTTCAAGAAGAAGGTCACGTTTGGCCTTTTGTGCTACCAGCTTGTCACGTGTCGCCTTAAGGTCTGCTTTTATCTTGTTAACACTGTAAGCGCTAACACTAGGCGAAGGGTTTATATTATCTGGTGCTTTAAATAGTTCTGTTAATCCCATGGGTTAACACCCCCTAAACCTGTGGTATGGCTTTTTCGATTTCGTCTAACTCTGTATTTACTTCATTGGTTAGCCTGTCAATTTCGCCTTGGATTGTTTCCGGGTCAACGCCGTATTCTTTCATGCTGGCGATAACCTCGTCACATTGCTTATTAGCTGTTTCTAGCTGTGTTTCTGCTACGGTTTTAGCCTTTTCCGCCTTTTCTAAACTAGACTTAGCGGCTTCGATACGTTCTTTTACTGTCATTGTTTTTCGCTCCTTTCCCTAGTACTGTAGGTTAAAATCAACTTGTTTTTAAAAACGGTATCCGTTTCACCTGTTTCAATGTCTGTCTTTTCTGTAGGTGTCTGAACGATTACGGCTTCTTCTACAGGTAAAGCGGCGTTTAATGGTGCCTGGCTGTTCAGTAAAACTATTTCTTCGTCGTCTTCCAGCTTATAAAGAAGCTGTCTTAATTCCTTAACTTTCATAGGTTACACCTTCCTTTTATTTTTATATTTCTTAAAGTATTCTTCTGGTCCTAGTTCTCTAAAGTCCGTGGCTCTTTGGTTGGCTTCTTCTCTTTTTTCAAGTGGGTAAACCCCTAAGTAGTAGCCTTTACCTTTGTGATATACTCGGACTTCGTAGCGCTGTTTGTCCTTTCGCCAGTGGACGCCCCTAACCATAGGTAAGGTCGCTGGGTCGTTCTCTGGTGGCTTATAGACTTGTCCTATAGGTAGGTTTATTAAATTATCCCTTCTACAGTTAAGGCTATCGCCGTCCTTAAATGCTGTGTTCTCGCCACGTTTTGGTTTAGATAATACGCGGTGTAATAGTGGCTGCTTTTGTGGATAACCGGGTACGGGTTTGCTTTGGGCTGTACCTCGTATATAGATAAGGTCGTTAGATGGGTGTACGAAACCGTACCAGCTACCGGGAAACGACTTTATATAATCTAGGTCCTCTACATCTACTAAAACTTCTAGGTATCCGTAACCCGCATTAGGTGGGGCGTCTACGAAGATAACGCCGACCTTGTCACGTATTACGTATTGATTTTTCACTCTTTCACCCCCTTACGGTTCTATAAGTGGTAAATTCTCGTCTAAAAATTCCTTTATACGTTCAGCTATAGCCTTGGCTACGGTTGTCGTTACAGCGTTTCCGAATTGCTTGTATGCTTGGCTATTGCTTACTACTTGGTTCCATGTATCCATTGGGAAGCCTTGAAGCCTTCCGTACTCCGTCGGTGTAAGCTTTCTAACCCTGTAACGGCTATAATCAAATACTTTTATATGGTGTGTTCCACCAGATACAGCGGTTACGGTAGGGCTTAAACCTTCTGGGTCGTGTACTCGTCGGCTGTGGTCGTGGCTCTTTATGTCTAACATTCCGACTACATCTATCTGTGGTTCTTCTACTAAAACCTTTGGACCAACACTTCTACCTAACAGGGTGGGGCTTATTCCCTCTGGACTGTAGACCCTACGTTGACGCTCGTTATCGTTTAATACGTCTTTTGATATATCTGCAACTTTGATAATCTCACCGTCGGTAGGTTCTAGTATCTTTATCCCTTCGCCCTTATTAGTGGTTAGGGTAGGGGCTAGTCCGTCAGCGTGAAATACGTTACCGTTCATTCCTCTACCAGATGGATTACTATTAGCTACGTTCATAATTTCGGGCTGTTTTTCTAGCAATAAATTATCTTTTAGGACTGTAGTAAGCGTGTTACTTATATCATCTGGTCTTGGTTCTAGTTGCCGTATATTAGCCCATTTTTCTTTTACGTTTCCAGCTTCGTAATCTTTTCGGATAGCCTTACCGTATTCAGTTCTTACAGGTCTAAGTACGGCGCTATCTTCAAGTAGTAGCTTAGGTTCTTTATAGTCACTAGCCAGTAGCGTAGGGGTTTGTCCTACAGATGGGGTATTTTTACCGAAGTCTTTTGTATTGATAACTACAGCGTCTTCGATTACTTTTACGCCTTGCCTACTCTGTCTTAAGGTGGGGCTAGCTTCGTCGTATACTCTAGGTTCTTTGTCATAGCCGAAAGTATCGTCTATAATTACGCCGTGTAGGTCTTGGGCTGTAAGTGTGAACATTTCTTCTTCGTCAGTCTTTGCACGTCTACCGTTTTGGCGTTTCTCTACCCGGTCGGGGGTAATAGTAGCGTGTACATAGCCTAGGCTTTCCAGCTTCTTTAAGGCTTGGTCTATAATGGTCCGTGCCTTTTCGTCGCTTATGTAGTACTTTTCGTCTACGTTAGTTTCTAAAACGCTGGATAACTTCGGTACGTAATCGTGCTGTTCAGTAGGGAATATAAATTCTGCGTCTATGTCGTCCCGGATACCTACAACGAAATACCTTTCCCTGTTCTGCGGTACGTCCCAATACTTAGAGTTGTAAAGCGTATAGTAGGCTTTATAGCCACGTTTGGCGTATTCCGTTTCTAGTATGGGAAGATATTTTCTTAATGCTTTTACGTTTTCGGCCATTATTACTAGCGGTCGCTTCTGGCTCTCTCTCTCTCTGTAGCTTCATCAAGTAGTCGCATTATTTCGAAGAACAGACCACTACGATTAGCAGCTTTAAAATCGTCGCTTTGACAATTAGGGCAATTCTGATTATTTGTATCAAGTTTCCACTTAGTACCACAGGTGTTACATTCGGTTTCCATTCCCGCCTGGTTACCAGCGACGCTAAGGTCTTGACAAGGGAAGCCGAAAGTCCACGCTGTGGCCTTTGGTACGTCCTCTATAGTCATTGTGGTAATGTCTTTTTCTTCTACGTGGTCGCCTACATTTTCTTTGTATGTCTGTACAGCGTATTTATCAAAGTCCCAGGCTTTTTCTATATCAAAACCAGCGTCCTTAAAACCTATACCTAGACCACCAGCACCACAAAAGAAGTCGTTTAATGTGTACAATGTGTATTGCTCCTTTCTGTAGGCTGTTCGCATAACGGACAAATACCGCCCGTTTCAGCCCATGCTGTTTGTAGTTCCTCTGTAGCTTTACTAACTTCTAATATCGCTTCGCCTAAAAGCTGCTTACGGTCTTCTACAGTACGGGTTGCGTCTTCATGCTTACTAAGTAACGCTATAAGACCCTGTATTTTTAATTCTGTAGAAGTACAAGCCGTTATTTTGCCTTTTAAGGCGTTTGTAGGCTCTAGGCTAGCTAGTCTATCAATTAATGTTTTCTGTGCGTTCTGGGTTACCCTGTGCTTTCCTAGTAGGGTATTAAGCTGTTCACTATTGGTAAAATTCCTTACTACATTAGCGACAAGATTTATCGTGTCAAGAACCTTGTCAGCGGCCAGTATAGTGGCTTTGTGGCGTTTAATTAGTTCCTGTAAACCCCTGTAACGTGTCTGTATGTCCTTTAACTCTATTAGCCTAACTTCCCAATGGCTTAGGTCTTTTGTACGCTGTAACAGGCTAGGAACGTCCTTTAAATCTCGTATTAATTGGCTAGCGTTCTTACTGTCGTTTACGGCCTTCCAAAAGTCGTCTTGTAGCTTTTCTATAATCTGCTTACGGTCTTCCGATAGTCCCACAGCTTTTAGGTTTATTAGAAGGGCTGGGACCATCTGTAAAGGCTCTAATTTTTGATTAAGTTCTACAATTCGATTAGTTAGGGCTTCGTGTTGGTTCTTTTTCTCTACTAAGTCCTTTTGTAGGGATAGATTACTTTCTACTGTCTGGAAGCGTATTTCTAATCCCTCTAGGACGTTGTAATAGTCGTCTACCTCTAGGTACTCTAAAAGCTCTACGTCTAGCTGTCCTATCTGTTTGTCTGCCTGTGCTAATTCGGTTCTAGTATTATGGGTCCGTTTGTTTACGGCTCCTATGGCCTTGTCTACGACCTCTGTACCAGCCAATTTACCTAATACTTTCGCCCCGGTTCCACCTGTTTCCGATAGAAGGAAGGGGGGGTCTAACTGGAAGGCGAAGTTTAAACAGATTTCGAAGTTGTCGCCGTAGGTCTGCTTTGTAAGTCCTAGGGCGTCTTTAATTTCCTGTGGTACCTCTGCTTTTTCCCATGGTTCGGGGTATAAACTGTGTATATATGTCGTTTTACCTTTGCGTCTGGTCTTCGTGATACTAACGCCGTTGTCAAAGTTAACTGTTACTTCTGCCTGTTCTTCCTGTTCCTTGATAGAACCGTCGGCGTTTCTTACTGTGTATAAGAAGCCTTCGCCCTGTGGTTCGTTAAAAGCCAACCAGCGAAGCGCTCTTATAACGGCTGTTTTACCAGCGTCGCTAGGTCCCGTAATTACGGTAAGTCCGGGGGATAGGTTAAAGCTGCTTTCCTTGTGGCTTTGAAACCCTTTTATAACTACGTCTTTAATCTCTAGCACTCTGGACATACCCCCTTCTTAACGCTGTCTTCCAGCCATTGGATTAACATATACTTAGGTATCTTGATACTTGCCCCAATTTTTACGGCTGGGAAACCTTCAGTATGGACCAATTCGTAAGCCTGTTTTTTCCCTATGTCGAAAAGTACTTTAATGTCCATAACGGTTAACATGGCTGGTAGTTCGTCCATTGACTTATAATATGTTTGCACTTTTACCACCTTCCTCTATAATCTCTGATATGGTGCCGTCGTTACATTGGACGGCGTAACCTTTAGCGGCTAGGGCTTCGGCTTCTTCTACTGTGAATTCAGAATAGAATACCTCTGGAACCGTCTTACCTAGGGCGTCCGCTATAAGTTCCATAGTTTCCTTGGAAGGTTGGCGGTTTCCATTTTCAAGGTGGCTAAGGTGACCCATAGATAAGCCTGTAGCAATTACCAGGTCCTTTAGCTGTAGCCCTTGCATAATTCGGAAATACTTAATTTTATTCATTACTTTCACCACCTCAATTATTTGTCTTTGTGACAGATTGCTTTGTTTTATTGTCTGTACGACAAGTATAAGGGTAAAAAATATAGCCGTCAATAAGCCACTTGTCTAGGTGTAAACAGATATTTGTACTCTTTAATACTCTTTGATAATCCGTCTTTTATCTCTGTTTATCCCTAATTACTTAAAAATAATTTTTTAAATGTAGTACGGCCACTAATTTATAGCCGTACTAATCATTTTACGATTTACGACGTAATGCGTTCCAGTTCCCATTATAGATTTAAGACGCTCCATAAGGGCGGAATGGTCTGTCGTTTCAAATTCCTTCTTATTCGTGGCAATAGGTCCGTTGTCAGCATATTCAATTTCCCATGTGTGTAATGTATATTTCATAATTCTTTTCCTCTCTTTCGTTTTAGGTTTTGGCGTTGCTTGTGCTTCCTGTAGCTGTAATAGTGTTTCGCCCTGTGGTAGACCTCGTATCTGTTCTACGATACTTTTACTAAGTGACTGGTTTATGGTCTTCATAAATTGAGGGAATAACTGATTAGCCACTTTATTGGCTGCCCTGTCTACTAATTGTTCTGGCGTAAGCTGAACACCTCTTAAGGTTTCTCCCAGCTTGTTAAAGGCTGTTATATAGTTTTCCTTAAACTTCATAGCCTTTACGCCTGTATATCCGATAGCCACCATAGTAAAGCCGTCACGTGTTAGAATGTACATGGGTTGTTCCTTGTTTTGCTCGTTTAGGTAGTAGGACAATCCAAAATTGGATAGTCCGAATTGCTCGGAAACATAAGGTAGTATCTTTTCCCTAATATCCCTTAGTACTTTATGGTGGTCCTTTTCGAAGTACTCGGCTACCTTTAGACTGGTAGTGACAGGTCTTTCGTTATCCAGTATTACTAATTCGTTGTCCTGTGCGTATTTGGTAATTTGTTCTAGGTTCATGTTTTCACCCCCTTCCATAATCGTTTGTTTTCATCTTATTGTGTCATTTGTAATTCTGTAATGTCATTATACATCTTATAATTTATAGTGTCAAGTGTTATTTGAAATAATTTTATTTATTTTGAAATCACAGATTGACAATTGAAACTGAATAATGTATAATTGTCACATAGACAACTTGAAAGGGGGTGGTGTATATGGGAATGTCTGAAAAGATAAAGATAGTCTTGCTTAAAAAGAAAATGACAGTAACTAAGTTGGCAGAAAAGATAGGGTCGTCCTCTCAAAACCTTAGCAACAAACTAAGCCAGGACAACTTTAGGGAAAAGGAATTACAGGAAATAGCCGAAGCACTAGACTGTGACTACGAAGCGAATTTCGTACTAAGGGATACAGGCGAAAAAGTGTAAAATAAAAAACCTATTTACTTTTGATAGTAGATAGGTTTTTTATTGCCATTTTATAAAGTTGTGCTATACTTGTCTTAAAGACAAATATAGTTAAGAAGGTGGATAGATGTTAGGTAAGAAAATATGTGTATACTGTGGTAAAAAAGCTAAACTTAATACTAATAATATTTGTACAGATTGCCAGAAGGTGCTATTTCCGTTATTTCAGCGTGATACGGCTTTAATAAACGAAAGTCTACAGATAATGGAAACGTCGAGAAATAAAGAAACAATACTAGGTAGACGTGATTTTATATTAGCTGTATGTAACAGAATTCAGGTAGATTATTTAGATATAGGTATAGAATTATTTGTAGATATTCCAGCTGTAATAAAGCACGCCAACGACTTACTTATAACAAGATTATCGGAATAATTGGTCGTAAAGTCTACGTAGTTCATGTTTCATAAGTTCGGGTAAAACTTCTTCTATTTTCATCATAGATTTATCAAACATATGGGCACCCTCTATAACCTTACCAGTAAGGACCATTCCAGTTTTGTGACCTGGTATGTAATGGAAGGTACCGCTACGCCATTCGCCGGGAACGAAACGCCCTTTCTTTTGGGTAAAACCTTCCTCTACAGCTGCGGCGTACTCTACGTTAGTTCCGTACACAACATAAGAAGTTTTACCTATTTGCAACTTAAAATAACTTTCTGGTGCGCCGAATTGTAAACTGTTCTGCAATCGACCTGTACGTTTAGGTGTTTTGTCGTACGCTTCTTCCAGCCCTGCCATGGCGGCACTACGAAGTACCCGACTATGTAAAGTTTCTAGTTCAGCCTTACTACAGGTTTTATTTAACCAATCTATCCATTTATCGAAATTCTTATCTAACTTAAAATATTTGTTTTTAGCCATACGAAACACTCCTTTAAAATATTATACCACGGTAAAGGGTGTTGTCAATAAGAAAACCAATTGTCTTACAGTCATAAAACGATGGTCAAAAAATATATAAAATCAAAAAATTAAGAAGGGGGTAGTAGGGTCTACTATTAAAACAACCAATGTAAAAGTTATATACCCCCCTAAAAAATTTAACAACCAATATATTATATAATATATATATAAACTAATAAATAATATATTATATATAGTATATAGTTAGTATCTATTAAGTATAGTATGAAATACTAGAGGGTTTTATAGCTGTAGTTCTTCTTGTTTTAGGCTTTTAAATTGTACTTCGTTTTACTACATTCCGTACTACGAAGCCCCAATAAACAGGGTATAAAATAGAGTATTAAAGAGTACAAAAGAGTAATTCACAAACAAAGGTAAACCCCTACAAGTTCAGCGTTTAAGCCACTTCTAGGGGTTTATATAGATAGTTTTAATGACATTATACCGGGTGAACTTAATCACGATGAAATTACAATATTTCCACCACATCCAAGGGATATAATGTAGTTATTGTATCAATACAATAAATTGAAAAAAATCTCTTCACTTACAAAATAAGATGAAGAGATTTTTTTGTAAGCTACTATAAACGGGTATATAGTTATCATACTTAAGCAAAGTAAATAATTTTTTTTATTTTCTATAATGCTTGAAAAATTTGTAATAAAATGTTAAAATTGGACGAGGACTATAAAATGAATTTAGTTCTGGAGGAAAGATTGTGAAAAAATTAATTACTTTTTTAGATGCTGGAAAATATGAAAATGTTTTTTATAGTTATAATGATAAAAAGGTATATACTAAGTTTGTACAAGAAGCAGTATGTAATATTGTTGGCAGCGATACACAAGTTATAATATTTATTTTTAAAAAAAATGCTTGTATAGGTGAAATAAAAAACAGTTGTCCTGATTATTGGATAGATGATAATATATAATC